TCGCGCTCGGCTGCGGCGACGAGGGCGGCGAAGCGTTCAAGTTCACTCACTGTGCCGCCAAAGCCGCCAAGGGAGCCCCCAGCCTCCCGCGCCATGCGGATGATTTCGTCGCGGGTCATGTCTTGCTCCTTCCAATCTCAGCCGCAGCACGGACGATGGCGCGGCGGGTGGCGGCGTAGGGGTCTTTATTTGCTGCTTCGTAGTCTTGTCCGTTGTAGCTCATTCGAGCCGTGAGGCCCAGCGCCACCGCCAGCCGCAGCGCATCCCCGTCGTCGGTGAGGGGGTTCCAGTCCGGTCGCGGCAAGTTGGCGGGGCAGTTGAACTCAGCGGCCCAATACCCCGCCGCCTTCGCAGCGAGTTCAAGCAGTTCGCGGTCGGTCATGTCTTGCCCCTTTCTGCGAGCATGGCGCGGGCCAGCGCGTAGGAATCAGCTACGAGATGCTTACCAACGTAATCGGGCGTGCACTTACCAGACGCAAGGAACCCCTGCATCGCCATCCCTGCACACCAATCAAGCAGGGTCATGCCGTGCTCATGCTCGGCAAGGTCGAAGTGCTGGGCGGGGAAGGCCGGTCCTCCGTCTTTCATGTGTAACTCCTCTTGGGCCAATCAGCGGGCCGGTCTGTCCATTCGATGTCGGCGTTGTCGTAGGCTTTTACCTCTGCCAACTCCGCAGCGGCCTCTTTCGACGTATCAGACCCCGCCGGAAAACTCCACACTTTCCCGTTCCACCACCGCAGGATTTTTGGGCTGCGGCAGTTACTCGCAGGCCACCAGCCGATAGATGGCGGCGGGCCTTTGTGCCATGTTGTCATGTCTTCTCTCCTTCCGCCCGTGCGATGGCGGCGCGGGCCTTGTCTCTGGTGGCTGTGTAGTCCTGCCCGTTCTCAAGCATCGCCTTCAACGCCTCCAGCAGTTCCCCGTTCAGGGCGTGCAGGCGGCGCAGTTCGGCGGCGGATTTGCTGTCTGTTAAGACACCTCGCGACGACTTCAATTCAAGCGCATCAGCCAGCCGCAGGGCTTCGGGTTGTGTGCTCATGTGTTTCGCTCCTTCAGCGCGGCCTCGATGGCGCGGGCGAACGGTATTGCCGTGGCGCGAACGTCGCTTCTGTCGGGTCTGGGCCAGAGAGTCCGTTGATTGTGAAACGTAAGTTCTCTGATCTCCTCCTCCGTCAGCGACTGCCACTCGCGGCGGGGTGGGTGGGTGTAGAGGGGCACGGTGCGATCCGGCTTCTGCTTGCCGTTGTACGGGCCTGGGTAAAACTCCCGATGCAGACCGAATGCGCTGTCGTATTCGTAGATGTAGCAGTACGGCTCCTGCTGCGCCAGCACATCCACCTTCTCACGGGCCTCGAACCGCACCCGCTCGTCGGTGAGCGTCATGTCGTAGCCCATTCCATCAATGAACGCCTCGATGTACGGCCGTGCTTTCAGCCAGTTGATTGCGCTCTGGTCCGGTGTAGGGGCCGGTGGTGCGTCGAATGCGGCGCGGAACTTCTCGGCCACCGACTGCTTCTCCTGCTCCTGCTGCGCCAGCGCGGTGCGGAGGGCGTCTATGCGAGGCGCTTCGCCAGGACTCCAGCCAAACTCCGCATCCAGAAACTCCAGCGCCTGCTGGGCGGCGGCTCTCAGGTCATTCATGCCTCCTCCTTCAAGTAAGCATTCAACCGCTTGATCTTGCTCTCGTAATACCTCACGAGGCCATCCGCGTATTCCCTACTGCTCTGCGCCGACAGCAGGCCGCGCTTGGCGTCCTACAGTTCGCGAGCGGCGAGGACCAGGGCGGCGGGTGGCGAGAGCCAACGCTTCAAGGTTTCGATCACTTCGTCACCTCCTTCAGCAGTTCCATCCGCTCGCGCGCGGCGCGCAGGGCGCAATACCGCTGGTGCAGCCGCTCCACGAACGTCACGCGGCGCGGGCCGAATAGTTCGGCGTCGAGCATCGCCTTGACCTCATCCTCACTCAGCCGATGCAGCACGGCGTTGAGCGCGCGCCAGTTTGTTTGCCTTGTCACGGTCAATCCTTTCTTGCAATGTGTCCACAGCCCTCACCGCACGCGCCAGCGCCTTCTGCGCCGACCCGTACGCCCGCTTGCACAGCCGCAACTCGGCTCGGGCCACCTTCAACTTGTCCTGTAGCGTGTTCATTTCAGCGCCTCCAGCGCAAGTGATGCAAGACTACGCTTGTCTTGCAGAGATGTCAAAATCTTTTTGTCAATGGTGTTGTCGGTCAGCAGCACATAGTTCCACACCTCTCGCGCCTGGCCGCTGCGGTGCAGCCGGCCAATGGCCTGCTCGTACAACTCCAGCGACCACGGCAGCGACAGCCACACCATGTGGTGCCCGCCGTGCTGCAGGTTCAGCCCGTGGCCGGCGCTGGCCGGGTGCGCCAGCAGCACCTCGACCTTGCCGGCGTTCCATGCATCGATGGCCCCGGCCGTCTTGACATCAACGGCCTGCGGCAAGCGGCGCAGCAACTCGTCGCGCTGCGCAACGTACTGATACCAGACGATGGTCGGCGCGCGCTGGTTCTCGGCCAGCAGGTCTTCCAGCGCGTCGTACTTGTGCGATGACAGCAAACGCGCTTGGTCGCCGGTGTAGAGGAACCCAGCGGCAAGCTGCTGGAGCTTCTGCGTCACGACCGCCGCGCTCTCGGCCACCGCCGTCTCGTCGGGAAACTGCAGCACGAAGTTCTTGCGCATCTCTTCGTACTCGCGCATCTCCATCGTGAGCGGCACCTCGACCGTGTGCAGCGGCGGGAGTTTGTCCTTGTACTCGCCGGGCTCCAGCACATAGGTGGCCGGCTTGATGCGCTCCATAACGATTTCTAACGCGCCTGGGCGGGGCACCCATTCTTTAAACCCACGGTAAAACTCCATCGTAAAGTACTGCTGCTGGAACGCGCCCTTGCTGCGGCCGAGCATGGTCTGGTCAACGATCTTGCACTGGCCGAACACGTCTTCCAGGCCGTTGCTGGTGAACGAGCCGGTCAGGCCCCAGCGCACCTCCATGTCCTTGATGACCTTCTCCAGCGCCTTGAACCGCTTGCCGCTGGGGTTCTTCAGCCGCGTGAGTTCATCGAAGACGATGCCGTTGAAGTCCGACAGGTCAAGGTCGGCCAGCCACTGGATGTTGTCGTAGTTCGTCACCACCACGTCGGCGTCGCGGGCGTACAACGCCGCGATGCGCTGCGTGGGCGAGCCCACGGCCACGCGCACCTTAAGGTCGGGCGTCCACTTCGCGGCCTCGACTGGCCACACATGCTCGGCCACGCGCAGCGGCGCGAGCACCAACCAGCGCGTGCTCTCGTTTTGCACCATGTCGCGCATGGCCGTGAGCGTGATCGCGGTCTTGCCCGCGCCGACCGGCGCCAGCACCAGCGCGCGGTCGTGCTCGTAGAGGAAGTCAGCGGCTTGGTTCTGGTACTCGCGCAATGAAAGCATCAACGTCCTCCTTAGACCACACGATTTCGTAGTCGCACCCCAGCCCCTTGATCTCGTCGAGGAAGACGCGCTGCAGCGGCGACAGCCGCCCGCCCATCTGCTTGACCTCGACAAACCAGATGCGCCCGCCTGGCAGCACGACGATGCGGTCGCTCACGCCTCGGTGGGCGGGGCTCACGAACTTGTACGCCCGCCCGCCAGCGTCCTTGACGCGGCGAACGAGATAGGCTTCTATGTCTTTTTCCAGCATGGCCCCATCGTAACACGAAAAAACTTCTTGACAAGCCCCAGCGTAGGGCTATCATCGGGGCTCCATCAACTGAACTGGAGTCTTCTGAAATGCAGACCATCAGCATCCATCACGTCAAGAGCGTGGTCATCACGGAGCCCGCGACCAAGGGGCCGCCCGAGTGCCGCTACAACCACCAGCAGATCAAGCTGGAGCTGGAGAGCGGCGACATCATCGAGATCGACCTCTACGCCGACAAGCTGGAGAACCTCAATGGCTGAACACTCAAAGATCGTCGGCGGCTCAACCGCCGACCGCGTGATCGCCTGCCCCGGCAGCGTGGCGCTGGTGCAGCGCATGCCGCCGCAGGTCGAGAACAAGTACATGGCCCAGGGCACCATGCTGCACGGCTGCATGGAAGACCTGCTGGCCGAGAACGGCGACATGGGCGACATCATCGCCAAGCACAAGCTCGACGACGACCAAGCCGACAAGCTGCAGTTCTGCCTTGGCGCGCTGGACGAGATCGACCCCGACCAGAAGATGACCTTCGTGCAGGAGGCGCAGGTCGGCTTTGCTGGCGTGCCGGAACTCGACGGCGTGTTCGGTCACGCCGACCTGATCGGCCGGCTGGGCGGGCGCGTCATCGTGCTGGACTGGAAGTTCGGTGACGGCGTAATGGTCGAGGCCGAGGAGTCCGCGCAGGGCCTGTTCTACGCTGCTGCGGCCAAGCGCACGCTTGCGTGGGCGTTTGACGGTGCGGCCGAGGTCGAGATCGTCATCGTGCAGCCGCCGCACACCCGGCGCTGGGTCACCACGGTGTCGCGCGTCGAAGAGTTTGAGCGGCAACTGATCGCCGCGGTCAAGACGGCCAGCCGCCCCGACGCGCCGCTGGCGATGGGCGACCATTGCCGTTGGTGCCAGGCCAAGCCGATCTGCCCGCAGTACAACGGGGCTGTGGCCCGCGCCACGCACCGGGCGCTGGACACGCTCAACCCCGAGGAACTGGGCCAGGCGCTGGCGCTGGCCGAGAAGTTGGAAGACTTCATTGCCGAGGCGCGGGCGCTCGCGCAGCAGCGGCTTGAGAAAAGTCTGCCCGTGCCGGGGTATAAACTGGTAGCCAAGCAAGCGCGCCGGAAGTGGGTCAAACCCGACGACGCGGCGGCGTGGCTCAAGCAGCAGGGTGTCGAGCCCTACACGCAGGAGATTCTTTCGCCGGCTCAGGCCGAGACGGCGTTGAAGAAGAGCAAGCTGGCATTGCCCGACAGTCTCGTCGTCGCAGTGTCGAGCGGCAACACCATCGCGCAGGAGTCCGACAAGCGGCCGGCCGTGGTGCTCATCGGGCAGCAACTCGTTGCAGCCCTTTCCAAACTGTCCTGAAAGGTTCAATCGTGTCCAATCTGGTCGCATTCAAGTCCGCTGGCCTCCCGGCCGTCACGTCTCTCGCCACCGCGCTGCGCTCCGTCGCCCCCGACATCGCGGGCGGCGGCACCGTCATCCTCAAGATGGACCGCACGGGCCATTGGGTGTTCGGCGCGGATCAGGACGAGGTGGAAGACGGCAGCAAGTGGGCCGTCAATCCGTTCTCGTTCGTCCACGGGTTCATCGCGTGGGGTGAGGGCGAGGTGCTGGGCGAGAAGATGGTGCCCGTCACCCAGCCGCTGCCCGACATGGAGGCCGCGCCCCCCGGCGCGAAGAAGGGCTGGGAGCCGCAGGTCGGCTTCAGCCTCAAGTGCGTCAGTGGCGAGGACGCCGGCATGGACGCCCGCTACACCGTCACCAGCGTGGGCGGTCGGCGTGCGGTGCAGGCGCTGGCGGTGGAGATCGCCACGCAGGTCGATAAGGACCAGAGCAAGCCCGTGCCCGTGGTGACGCTCGGCAAGGATCACTACCAGCACAAGTCCTACGGCCGCATCTACACCCCGGTCTTCGAGGTCGTGGAGTGGGTTGGCATGGAAGGCCCCGAGGCGCCTGAGCCCGCGGAGGCCGCGCAGCCCGAGCCCACGGGCCGTCGCCGCCGCGCGGCCTGATCGTCAACCTGAACGGGATGGGGGCTACGGCCCCCATTTTTGACTGTGACGATACTTTGGCTGGATTTCGAGACGCGCTCCCGCGTAGACCTCACGGTCGCGGGGGCGTACAACTACGCGCAGGACATGAGCACCGAGGTGCTGTGCATGTCCTACGCCTTTGACGACGAGGACGTGCGGACGTGGACGCCCGGCCAGTCCTTTCCTCAGAAAGTTTCGGCGGCAATTCTTTCTGGCGTACAGATTCGCGCCCACAACGCCGCGTTTGAGCGGTTGATCTTCTGGTACGTGCTGCAGATCAACTTCGATCTGGAGCAGTTCTATTGCACCGCAGCGCAGGCTCGCGCGAACTGCGCGCCTGGCAGCCTGGAAGACGTGGGCCGGTTCGCTGGCGCGGGCATGCGCAAGGATCACCGGGGCGCGCAACTGATCCGCTTGCTGTCCATCCCGCAGGCCGATGGCACTTTCCGCGAGGACGCGGCGCTGATGGCCGAGATGGTGGCCTACTGCGAGCAGGACGTGCGGGCCATGCGGGCGTTCAGTCAGGCCATGCGCGACCTGTCAGCCGACGAGCTGGCCGACTACCACGCCAACGAGCGCGTGAACGACCGCGGCGTGCTGGTGGACGTGGCGCTGTGCCGCGCGGCGCAGCAGTACGCCGTCCAAGAACTGGACGCCATCCAAGCCGAGGTGCGCGAGATCACCGAGGGCGTCATCACCAGCGTGCGCAGCCCGCGTATGCGCGAGTGGGTGTGGGAGCGCGTCGGCCCCGAGGCGCGGCGCCTGATGACGGTTCACAAAGACGGCGAAGAAAAGCAGTCCATCGACAAGTCCGTCCGTGCCGCGCTGCTGATTCTAGCCGAGGAAAACCCCGACGAAGTGCCGGCGCATGTGGCCGATGTCATCCAGTGCGCCGATGACCTCTGGGCCTCCAGCGTGGCGAAGTTCAAGCGGCTGGAGGAACTGGCCGACGTGGAAGACCACCGGGTGCGCGGCGCGTTCGTCTTCGCGGGCGGCGCAGCTACTGGCCGTGCAGCGTCGTACGGAATTCAACTTCACAATCTGTCACGCAAGACCGCCAAAGACCCGCAGGCCGTGCGCCACGCGATGGTGCGCGGCCACCAGATCGTGCCGCAGTTCGGCAAGCGGGTAACCGACGTGCTGCGCGGCATGCTGCGCCCGTCGCTGATCCCGGCGCCTGGCCACTCGTTCGTCGTGGCTGACTGGTCGGCCATCGAGGGCCGGGTCAACCCGTGGCTGGCGAAGTCGCCCGCGGGCGAGGCCAAACTCGACGCCTTCCGGCAGCGCCTGGACGCCTACATCGTCAACGCTGCTGCGACCTTTGGCCGCCCCTATGCCGACATCCTGGCCGGCTACGAGGACGAGGAGCCCGAGGCGACCGCGCAGCGCCAGCTTGGCAAGGTGCAGGAGTTGGCCTGCGGCTTCGCGGGCAGCGTGGGCGCGTTCAACGCGATGGGCCGCGCCTACGGGGTCGTGCTGCCCGAGGTCGAGAGTCGGCGCATGGTCAACGCTTGGCGCCGCGCGAACCCGTGGGCGCCTGCGTTCTGGTCGGACCTTGAGCGGGCCTACATGGCCGCGATGCGCCGCAAGGGGCAGGAGTTCACCGCGGGCCGGATAACCTACCTTTACGACGGGGTTCACCTCTGGTATGCGCTGCCGTCCGGGCGTATCCTCTGCTACCCCTATGCGCGCCTGGACTCTGACGGTATCAGCTACGCCAAGGCCGCATGGAAGCCTGCGGCCGACGCCAAGGAGTGGCCCCGAGCCCGCCTGTGGCCGGGGCTGGCGTGCGAGAACGTCACGCAGGCCACCGCGCACGATCTGCTGCGCGGGGCGCTGCGGGCGCTGCCCGAGGCCGTGCTGCATGTGCACGACGAAGTGGTCAGCGAGACGGTCGACCCCGAGGGCACGACTGAACTGATGCGGCGCGTGATGACGACCCCGCCTGAGTGGGCGGCAGGTCTGCCGCTGGACATTGGCATCAAAACGATGGAGCGTTACGGGAAATGACAACGACAGCAGAGTTCATCGAGTGGCTGGCCGCGCTGGCCCCCGAGGGCGAGACGGCCCTGATCGTGCGGCAAACCCCCCGGCGCGGGGAGGGCGGCGAGGTGCTGCTGCACCCCGATGGGGCCGTGAAGGCGACCTGGCCCGCGTTCCTGCCCACGCGCAGGGTGAAGGCCGACGAGGCGTGGTTCGGCAATACGGCCAGCTTTGTGATCGACCGCTTCATCGAGGGCAAGCCGAGCGCCAGCGCGGCGAACTGCGAGTACGTCCTGGCGATGATGCTGGACGACATCGGCACGAAGTCCAAGGAGCCGCCGCTGGCCCCGACGTGGATCATGGAGACGAGCCCCGGCAACTATCAGTGGGGCTACGCCTTTGGCGAACAGCCGACGAAGGCCGAGTACGCCGCCGCCATCGAGGCGATTGCCGAGGCGGGCTACACCGACCCCGGCGCGTGCAACCCCGTGCGCAACTTCCGGCTGCCCGGGTCGGTCAACCTCAAGCCCAACGCGGGCGCGTTCGCCGCGCGCCTAGTGGAGTTTGACCGCAAGCGGGAATACTCGCTCGCGGAAATATGCGCCGCGATGAACGTCACGCCCAAGCCCGTGTCCAGCAGCGGGCCGAAGCCCGTGCGCCTGGCCGACGACGGCGCCGACGATGTGGCCGCCTGGCTGTCGAGCCGCGGGCTGGTGCTGTCGCGCCCGAACCCGCAAGGCTGGATGGGGGTTGTGTGCCCGAACGCCGCCTCGCACACGGACGGCAACCCCGAGGGCCGCTATCTGCCTTCAGGCCGGTCGTTCTGCTGCCTGCACAGCCACTGCGTCGATCTTGATTCCGCGTGGTTTCTCGAGTGGGTGGCCGAGCAGGGCGGGCCGAAGCACACGCCCGGACTGCGCGACGAACTGCTACAGCAGGCCATGCTGCAGACCATCGGCCGCCTGACGCCGCCGCCTGAGCTGGCCGCCGAGGCCGCGCAGGCTCTGGCCGAGGTCGAGCGCCGCGAGGTCGGCCGGGTCGAGAAGGCCGGCTGGTGGGACCGCTTCGCCTATCTGGTGGCTGATGACGCTTACTTCGACCTTGAGGAGCGCCGGCAGTTGTCGCGCGGTAACTTCAACGCGATCTTTCGGCACATTAGCTGCCGGTCAATCCACGGCAAGAACCCGAAGATTGAGTCGTCAGTCTGCTACGACGAGCATCGGCAGGCCAAGGGCGGCCGGGTGCTGCAGGGCGTCACCTATGCGGCCGGCGAGTCGGTTCTCGTCTCGCGCTCCGGGGATGTCTACGGTAACCGCTGGCGCGACGCGCGGCCGGTGGCCGCCCCGGCGCCGGATGCTGACGTGGGCCGCTGGCTGGCGCACGCCGAGGCGCTGATACCTGATGCGGCCGAGCGGGCGCATGTCCTGGATGTGATGGCCTACAAGCTGCAGAACCCGCGCGTCAAGGTGAACCACGGCATCCTGCACGGGGGCACGCCTGGCGCGGGCAAGGATACTCTCTGGGCGCCTTTCTTCTGGGCCGTGGGCAAGGCGAATGTCTCGCTCGTTCGGAACGAGGAGATTACGTCTCAGTGGGGCTACGCCTACGAGTCCGAGGTGCTGGTGCTGAACGAGCTGCGCCAGACCGAGGCGCGGGATCGTCGCGCGCTCGAAAACACCCTCAAGCCGATCCTGGCCGCCCCGCCAGAGACGATTCCGATTCAGAGGAAGGGCCTGCATCCCTACGATGCCCTTAACCGCTTGCTGGTGGTCGCGTTCACGAACGAGCGCGCCGCGATTAGCCTGCCCTCGGATGATCGCCGATGGTTCGTCACTTGGTCCGGTGGCGAGCCGATGCTAAAGGAGGCCGCTGCGGCCTTGTGGGCTTGGTACGCGGCCGGCGGATACGAAGCCATCGCCGGCTGGCTGCTGGCGCGGGATGTTTCGGCGTTCCAACCTGGCGCGGCGCCGATGATGACGGAAGCTAAGGCCATCATGCTGCAGGCGGGCTTGTCGGGCTCTGAGGCGTGGATTGTCGAGCAGGCCACCTACCGCCTCGGCCCGTTCGCGCGGGGCGTGGTGGGCGGCCCGTGGCAGGGGCTCTGCGATACGCTGCAGGCCCTGGCCCCTGGGCACCTCAAGATAGTCGTCCCTGCGCTGTTCCACGGGCTCCGCGAGGCCGGTTGGATCGACATGGGCCGGGTGTACAGCGTGGATCACCCGACGAAGCGCCACGCCTACCGCGCGCCCGACTGGACGGGCTCTAAGAGCGACGCGCGCCGGCTGTTGGAGCTTCCTTCGCCCAGCAGCGCGGAGATTATTGCGCGCGTCAAGGGCTAGGGGCCAAAAGAAGGCCCGCCGGCTTGTGGCTGGCGGGCCTAAGCCGCGAGGCGCGGCGTTGGAGGAGATGACAACTTGCGGGGATGACTATAGATCAAGGGCGATGAGGATGCAAGCGGCGACAAGGGCCGCGAGAAGTGCCCAGATCATAGGCTGCCCCATTGGTCGGCCATAGCGGCGGCGATGCCGCTGTAGGTTTCGCTGCGCAGCTTCCACCTGTCCGGGCTGGGGCTCAAGCGGTTCTGACCGCTATCGGTCTGGTTCCCCCATCGCTGGCGCCCGTTGACGATGCGCGGCGGCACCAGTTGCGTCGGGCGCAGGGGCGGCAGGCCGACGAGCCATAGGCAGGTTTTCTTGCTGGCGTCATGCCCGAATTGGTGCGGGCTGATTATCTGGTCGGGCTTGCGGATGCGCGACGAGATGACGCTCACCGGGTTTTCGAGTGCGATGCGCGGGATCGGCGCGGCCAGCAGCAGGCGCACGAAATCGAGCGCATCCTCAGTCAGTTGCGGATCGCGCAACCCGCGCCGGGTCCAGTGCATGCCGCTCACGCTGAGATACTTGCACGGCGGGTGGGCGATCATCAAATCCCATCCCATCCCAAGCACGTCCCGCACGTCCCCTTGGTAGTGCGGCCCCGGCGCGTCAGTCGGGAGCAAGTCGCACGATAGCGCCTCATGTCCTCGGGCGATGAATGCATCCCGCACGGCGCCGCTGTACTCGCAGGCGACTAGCACCTTCATGCGCGCCACCATGCCGGGGCCGCGCGGCCTGGGCCAAAGGCGCGGGTGGTGTCGTCGGGCGGGGCCAGTTCGGCCAATACGTCCTCTAGGATGATGCAGGGGCCATCGTCGGGCGCATCGTCGCGGGTAAGCGCGACGGGCGTATCGGCGTGCATCTTGGCAACATACGCCAGCAAGTCGGAAAGGGTCGGATGCATATCAGTCCACCTCGCAGAGCAAACCGATAAGGGTGATGGGCAGGGCCAGCCACCACGGGCATACGGTCCAGATGACGGCCACGCAGGCGCAGACGAAGAGGAAGCCCATTACTCATCCCCCTTGGCCTGAGCGAGCGCCGCACGCGCGGCTCTCTGCGTCAGGAAATGGCCGAAATAGACGTATGCGCGGCCGGCCTTGCGGTAAGCTTTCCAGCCGTAGGTGGTTTTTTCGAACCTCATGATTCAATCCTCCGAAACGGTTTCCACGCTATCCACGCCCGTGTAGAACGGCGCAGGGCGGTCGGGCAGGGGCACGTACAGCGCGAGGTGGTCCCCGTAGTTGTCATATGCGTTGATCTTCCCGTGCGGCCGGGTGTTCAGCCCGTAGTAAGCGCGCACGTAGTCGGCCGTGCTCATGCTGGGTGACCACCGGGGAAAAGCGCGCTTCTCACTGCGCGCCCAGCGCGTGCGCAGGGGCTTGAGCGCGGCCAGCTGCAGCGGCACGGTGGAGCCTGGCGCGAGGGTGTACCGGGCCCGGGTTCCGTCCGGGTAGCGGGTTTCGATTGTGTGCATCGTCGGATCTCCTCAGAAAGGCGCCGGCTCTGCCGGCAGGGGTGGCCTGGGCGCGCGCACGGGCCGCGCGTCAGGGGGAAGGGAAGGGTAATCGAGCGGATTAGGCGGAAAGGGCCACAGGGGGCCTTTCTGGGGCTTAGGGGCGGGTTTCATGCTGGCAGTGCGACGTAATACGTGCGGGTCGGCCGGATTACCACGGCGCCGGGTATCGTCGCGGCTCGCTTTTCGGCTTGCGCGCGGCTCATGTAGTGATACGCCTCCAAGCGCCCATCCACCATGCGAGCCAGAACCCGCGTGCCGTTTCGAAGGGTTACGGTTTGCATGGTGGCGCTCCTATGCGTTACAGCAACCGCAGCATGGCGCGTCTTCACACCGGCCCGCGCGGTTCCGGTAGAACTCCCGCCCGCCGGAATTCCAGACGTGCGACACCCCGCGCGCCATGCTCTGGCGCAAATACCGGCCGGCCGCTGCAGCGGCCTCGGGGTCGGATTGCGCCAGTTCAGGATCGATTGATTCAGCCAGCGCGAGATCGGGGTCTATCGTGTCCACGGGCGCCGCATGCTGCGCCAGAGCATAGCGTTTGCGTCCGAGCGGGGTGATAGTGTCACCAGGGCGGATAGCGGCGCCCGTGCGGGCACAGCGGCCGGGGTAGCGTGCGATCATGGCATTTCCTTTTTGTGGGGCATGAGGGTCCATGCATATTCACTTGCGCTCGTGGCGGTATTGAATATGCGCGTTTCGATTGTCTGGCCGGCATCGGTGTCGCGGAACGTCACGCGATAGGTGCCGAGTAGGGTACGGGAAACCGCAACGGCTAGCCCGTCCTCCGGGCACGCGCTCGCCCATATGACGGTATCGTTTGGGTGAATCCAATCCATATCATCCCCTTGTGTCGTGCGGGAGCGCACGGTATAGCCCAGGCCCGCCGGGCTAGCCCTTGATCTCTCAATAGTGGACGCCGATACGCTGCACGAACCCGCTCACGTCATGCTTTGCTTTACCCTTGGCATAGAGTGCGACGACGACGCGCGCGGGTTCAATGTGCCGCACGTCCGTATCGTCCCCGTCGACTACGGGCCAACCCCGGAAGCTTGCGGGGATCTCTTCTCGCTTGTGGAAAACTACAGCCGTGCGCCGATTGTGCGGGTTCTGTAGCCCCTTGAGGGATATCGGTTTCGGGGTGACAGCCGAAAACGAATAGGTCAAATCGTAGTTATCCGCAGTCTTACCCTCGAGGTTGCGCGAGGGATGCTTCGTGTAGTCATAAAACATTACGTCCGGGAAGAGTTGAAAGAGATTCTTTCCATCCAATACCGGGATGTTTTCGAAGGGGATATCACTGGTGCCGTTCGGGCGCACGAGCGGATCCATGCGGAGCTTCCGGGCTTTGCGCACCAGGGACCATACGTCAGCTGCGAATGAGAGCATGAAAGCTTCGCGGTTCTCGCGGAAAAACGCAGTCTTTGCATCCCGTGCGGCCTGTACGGAATCGAAGGCGCCACGGCCGGCCGAACGGAGACAACCCGCCATGCAACCCGCAAGTTTGGCAAGGGGGCACAGCTCGTCGTCTGGTGTCAGATATAGGATGCCGGTAAGGAATCCGATCCGTTCACCCTTGACAGTCTTTGCGGAAGACTCACCCAGGATCGGGCGATAGGGTAGGCCAATCTCGCGAAGGATGGTGCGGTAGGGGTTGCGCATGGTGTCAGTCTCCGTGTGGTGCGCCCCCGTAGGGGCGCGGGTTGAGGGTTAGCGGGTGAATCAGGCCGGGTCGGCAGTGTTGCTGATGGATGGCCGCGGGTCGGTCACAACACCGACCGTTTCCAGCAGGTCGATGGCCGCCGTGATGCGCGCCCGCAGGGCCGTCTGCTCGTCAATGTAGATGCGGCTGATGTAGGCTGTGCCGCAGTCGAAAGTGAGGCCTAGGCTTCGGGTCTTGCACAGCAGGTCAATCAAATCTCGTGCTTGGTCCGCAGTCATCTCGTTGCTCCGGTTGGTTCCAATGGTGCGCCCCCGTAGGGGCGCGGGTTGAGTGTCAGCCGCAGATGATCCAGTCGGGGAGGGTGTCAACCCCGAGGCGCCGGGCGAGGGCTTCGAGCTCGCGTTTGTCACTCTGGCGCATCGCGGCACGATGCGCAGCCGACAGGGTACGGGCCGCCATGTCGGGCAGGCCCAAGAGGATCGCCCGTTCGGCGGTTTGCGCGTCGCGCTGTTGGGATTTTGTCACGCTATCTACTCCAGTTAGGTTGACCTAGACCGCCTACATACGTCGCGCCTAATTCCAGGTCGCTAGGTAGTCGTCAAGGCAAGACAATGTAAGGCATTGTCGTTACCCGAGTAAAGCGAAGGGCTATAGACTGGTTTCTAGCACCTACGCTAGCCATGCCGCTAGGCACTCTGACGCGGGGGCGCCCACCTAGGGGGCTATGCTATGTAGGTAGTCAGATGATCACCCCTTGAACCAAACAAAAATTGTAACAATATGTAACAGAGCAATATGGGGTAGCGCGATTTCGTTTTGGGTGTCTAGTCGCCTATATAGCCTATCAGCCCGAGCCCCCTCGCACCCGCGCCAGAAGCCCCCGGTATGCGGGCTAGGCGTACCCGGCCCGATAGCCTAGATGGCATACCACCAGGGAAGGGGTCGGCCGACCTCGATATGCATAGCCTAGATGGCCTAGAGCGCCTAGCAGGGGTCTACCGGCTGCCAGCCGGTAGCCTAGAGCGCCTAGCTGGCGGCCAGGACGGCGGGGCCGGGGGCCAGGGGGCGGGGGGCGGGGGGCGGGGGGTACCCATCGACGCGGCTGGGGCAGGTGTCAAAAACGGAGGTGCCACAAGCAATTTTTTATTTTTTGCAAGTGCAAACGACATTCCATTGCCGTATACTCCGCGGCCATGTTCAAGAGCTTGCCGCTCACGACCCGAGATGTGCGCGCAACTGAGGCGGTGCTGAACCGCATCTACGACGCTGCGCGGCTAGGGCTCAAGGGGGACGCACTGGCGCTGGCAAGCGGGCTGCTGCCGGCCGAGTACCGGCGTTTGCGCGAACTGGACCCGATTGCCGACCTGGCCGAGCAGAAAGGGCGCGCGGACGGCGAGATGGCCCTGTCCAAGAAGTTGCACGAGGCGGCCGAGATGGGCGACGCCAAGGCGGCGCTGGAAATCCTCAAGCACGCCCACGGCTGGGTGGCCAAGCAGCAGGTGCAGATCGACGTGGCGCAGCAGATCAGCATCACGGCGGCGCTGGAGGCGGCGCAACGGCGTGTGAGTGAAGTGATCGAACTGGAGACGCAGGATGCAAGAGCCACGCTTCTCAGCGGCCCAAGAGCAGAGCCTGATGGCCAAGCTATGGTCGCCCGAGATAGCCAACGATCCTGAGAAGTTCGTCCTGTTCGTCTTCCCTTGGGGGGAAGCCGGCACGCCGCTGGCCAAGTACAAAGGCCCGCGCGCCTGGCAGCGCAAGGTGCTGCGCGACATCCGCGACCACATCGCGCGCAACGACTACGCGGCTGCGTATGAGGTGCTGCGCATGGCCATCGCCTCGGGCCGGGGCATCGGCAAGTCGGCGCTGGTGTCGTGGCTGGTGCTGTGGATGCTCACCACGCGAATAGGCGCGAGTGTGCTAATCAGCGCCAACAGCGAGGCGCAGCTACGCTCGATCACTTGGGCCGAAATCACCAAGTGGCTGGCGATGCTCATCAGCAGCCACTGGTGGGAGATCAGCGCCACGCGAATCACCCCGGCCAAGTGGTTGAGCGAAATCGTGGAGCGCGATTTACGCAAGGGCACGCGGTACTGGGGCGCGGAGGGGCGGCTGTGGTCGGAAGAGAACCCGGACGCCTACGCGGGCCTGCACAACGCAGACGGCGTGCTGCTGATCTTTGACGAGGCCAGCGGCATACCGGACGTGATATGGGACGTTAGCCAGGGCTTTTGGACGGAGAACACGCCCAACCGCTTCTGGCTGGCGTTCAGCAACCCGCGGCGGGCGCAGGGGTACTTCTACGAATGCTTCCACGCCAAGCGGGATTTCTGGACGACGCAGCAGATCGACTCGCGCACGGTGGAGGACACCGACAAGGCGGTCTACGAGCAGATCATCGCGGAGTACGGCGAGGACAGCCCGCAGGCCAGGATCGAGGTCTACGGGCAGTTTCCCACAACGGACGACGACCAGTTCATCCCCCAGAGCCTGGTGGCCGAGGCGATGGCCAGAGAGCCGTGGCGCGACCAGAGCGCGCCCATCGTCATCGGCGTAGACCCGGCGCGCTCGGGCGCGGACAGCACGGTCATAGCCGTGCGGCAGGGGCGCAATATCATCACTTTGAGGCGCTACCGCGGCGACGACACCATGACCGTCGTCGGGCACGTCATCCAGGCCATCGAGGAGTTCCGGCCGGCGCTGACCATGATCGACGAGGGTGGGCTGGGCTACGG